GAAGACGCTAGTAAGTGCCTCGTCGTTACCCTCGAAGCTTTGCATTAAATTAGCTAGGGTAGCTTGTAAGCCTTCCTCGCTTACTTGGTTACGGAGGTCTTCCGCAGTCATTCCTAGAGTAGCTAAAGCGTTTTTAGCGTCAGCTGTAGGCTTTAAGAAGCTAGCCATAATACCCCGTAAACCTACTACGGCTTCTTCTGCCGGTACACCTAAACGGGTAAAGGTTGCGATATTAGCGCCTACCTCTTCAAAGCTTACGCCAAGCTGGGAAGCTATACCTACTACCCTACCAAGGGTAGGGGCTAAAGCTTCCGCCTCTAGGTTACCTTCTCTTACGATAGCGGTTAAAGTGTCGGTCGCTTGCGCTGCCGTCATTCCGCTAGAGCTGTAAGCTTGCATAACCCCGGTAAGGGCTTGCGCTATTTGTTGCGTATCTCCTAAGCCAATAGCTGAGGCTTTCGCGGATCGCTCTAAAACTTCCGTAGCTTTAGCGCCGCGAAGACCTGCGGAGGCTACCGTAAAGAGTGCCTCGCTTAGCTCCTGCTGGCTCTTACCAGTTTCGGAGCTTACGCCTTTTACTGAGCTTTTAAAATTGTCTAGAGCCTTACCCGTAATACCTACGAGGTTCTCTATTTTGCTAAAGCTGCCCTCTAGGTCGGTAGCCATCTTAACACCAGCTGCGCCCGCAGCAGCGAAAGGTAGAGTAACACTACTAGTAATATTACTACCTATGCGCTTCGCTTGGCTCCCGAACTTACGGAGGCTACGCTGTGCGATCTTGAGGCCTCGCTGGAGGCCGCTTAGGTTTGCACCTATGCTAATGTTAGTACTCGCTATTGTCCTTTTTGCCATTTGCCTAGTATTGCTTTAGCTTCTTGTTTCGTTAGCTTTGCGGCTTTGTGTTTGTTTTCCCAAGGGAAGCGGACTAAGTCCGTAGCTTTTACCTTTTTGTTTTTTGGTAGCTGTAGGTTTACTAGTACCGTAGTACTCCAGCGCTCCCGCTCCCAGCTTTGCTGCTGGGTTACTTCGTATAAATTAAAGAAGCCCTTAAGGGCGTTCTCTAACTCTCTAGGCGTCGCTTCGTAGAAAGTTGCCGGCGTCCAGCTAAGCTGCCCTAAAGCTAGCTCCTGGTAATAGTCAAAAGTTAAAGGGGCTGCCGGGCCTTCACCCGGCGCCCCGTTTACTTTTTTTCCTCTTCCGAGGAATTAAAGCTAGAGCTAAACACGTTTAGTACCTGCTCCATAGCTTCGGGCTTTTCGTCTAGCCAGTCCGCTATATCTTCGATAGTATGTTTATAAGGTTGCTTTTCTACTCTAGCGCCGTGCTTCAATCCACACCACACTAAAAAGAGCGCATCCTTAAGTTTCATATTCTCGCCTAGCTTATCTAAGTCGGCCATAGTATAGCCGTTCTCTTCGGTAAATTCCATAAGGGCAGCGAAACCGAATTTAACCGGCCTGCTTACTCCTCCTATTTCTACGTGTTTAACCATTTGCTTTAAGTGTTTGTGTTATTCTATTATACCGTAGTATAAGTAATTGCGCCCGTAAGCTCGAAAGTAGCCGAGTACGTTACGTTATCCTCCATACCGCTAGAAACCTCTAAAGAAGTTACGTAAGCAGAAGCAGACCAGTAATGATCTCCCGATACTTCGGTAGAAAACTTAACTGTAAGCTGAGTGCGTCCGCTCCAAGCTGTCATAAGATCATCTACGCCGTAAGCCGCATCTTCAGCGTACAAAGCCGATACTGAAATAGTACCCGATTTAGTAGCCTCCAATAAGTCGCGAGTACCGCTAGAGTCTTTAGTAGTTGCGTCTCTCGTGTCCATTGAGAGAGAAATAGAGCCCTCGGTAGCGTGAGCTATTAGAGTGCTTCCTACGTATACCCCTAAAAGGGTTCCGTTCATAATTCCGGTAGTTGCCATTTTTAATCTAGATTATTTATTTGTTCTTCAATTATTACGGGAGCCTCGGCCCCAAATTCTACAGCCTTACCAGCTTCTATAAGCTCTAGGCCGTATTCGTTTACTACTCCAAAGTTAGTACCTTTCTTTAGCTTCTTGCCACTTGGAAGGGTTACGTTTTTCGTTAGTGTTATTTTCATCGCTTAACTCTTATTATATACTCTGCACTCGTTAAGTAGGTCTCCGTTCCTGGGTCGTTATTTACGTCTAAGTCTATAAACTGTATAGAGTCAATAACTACACCTGCTACGGTTCCGCTGTAACGATCTAGAGCGGTTCGTATTTTTTCGGTTAAATCGCTAGCCTCTGCGTAAGCTTCGCTAGCTACTATAATATCGTAGCGTACCTCGTCTAAAGTACTTACCCCGCTCTTAGTATCGCTAGGGTCTACGTTTTGTAATACATATACAACAAAAGGAAAGGCGGCCTCTTGGGCTGCTATCTGCGGGTAAACGCGAGTACCTACGATAGCGTTTACGTCGCTGTCGCTGGTTAGTATTGAGTAAATAGCTTTTCCTTCGTTCATTATCTGCTGAGCTCGTATAAGCTCTTGTTTATAATGTTTTGTACTTCTTTATATAAAAGCTGCTGCGTTACCGCTTTCGCTTTTTGGTGGCCTTTTAGCGCGTAGTCCACGTTACGCGTATTTTTTGTAGGTGCCTTAGCACGTCCTCTTTTTAGTCCGTAGTTTACTATAGCTGCGTAATACCCGTCGAAGGTCTTACCTGCTTTACTACCAAAGCGAGCACCTACGTAACCTACGAGCGCTCCCTTCATTCTTGAAGGTACAAAACCTATAGACCTGCGAAGGTTACCCGGTTTATAATTTACTTCTTTTACCTTCTTCTTTACTGTTATTTCTCCAGTATCGTTATAACCCTTACGCACCTTTTTACCTTCGTCGTTACGGTTACTATCCTTAATACTAGCCTTTACACTTTTTACTAAAGGCCTAGCAGCTCTTTTTATACCCGCCTTAAACTGTTTAGCTTTCTTACGGTCTATTTCTTTAAGCTTCTCTAGTTTCTTTAGCGCTTTCTCTAGGCCGTCTACTTCAAAGTAAATGCCCTCTTTTTTAGCATTTAAAAAGCCTCCGCTTTTAGTACCCGTTACTGCCATTAGTCCCTTAGTACAGTATCTATAATAAGGTAGCGCTCTCTACCCTCTAAGCTTACGCCTTCAATTTCGTAAGTATTACCGCCCCAGCTTATCTTTACTGTGGCGTCTACGTCGCTGCGGTAGCGTATTGTAAAGCGTACCTTATTTAAGCTCGTTAGCTTCTCGGTGTCTTCCCCCTCTTTAGGGGTTCCTCTATAATCTACTTTAGCCCATACCTGCGCTAAGGTGCTGTACGTTCGTACGGCCTGGCCGAAGCCGTCCGTACTTACGCTCGCACTTTGTAAGGTAATCCTTCTATCTAGTTTACCCGGATCAATCAAAGCGGAAAACTCTATAAGGGTTTAGTAAATACTCGGAAGCTGTAGGTAGGCGGTGTACGCTGTCTACTCTCTTCTCGTACATTTCGCCAATTATTAAAAGCATAGCCATTTTTATGTTAGCCGGTACGTCCGAGGCTTGAGTATAACCACAAGTATAACGAACTATAACAGCGTTTACCGTGTCCTTAGTACCGTACCAGCCGTACTCCGGAAAGATGCGGCTAGGCTCACTTACTAAGTCCGTACGGTAGTCGCTAGCGTTTACGGTAATTTCGTCGCCGTTGCCGTCGATGTATTTAACGCTCGCTAAGCTTTGTACTGGCCCTCTGCTTAAATAAATTATATTACGATCTCCGCGGAAAGGATCTACGCCCGTTTTATACACGGGGAAAAAATCGTAGAACTCCTCTATAACGGTAGTTAAAAGAAACCTTCCTAAGTAACTCTCGGCCATTTGTGTAGCCGCGTCAATAAGAACCCCTAGCAGGGTGTCCTCTGCGTCGCTATCTACGCGCAAATAATCCTTAACCTCTTGTACGGTTAAAGCTTTTAAAGTTGCTGGGGTAATTATCGTGTAGCTCATTACTTAGCTCTAGTATTTCTTTTAGTGCTTTTCTTACTTACTGCTCTTTCGGCTTTTACTGCCGGCTTCTCCTCTACTACTTCGCAGAAGCCCGCGTTTAAAAACTCAGCAGCAGCTGCAGAGGGCAGCTCTACTACTTGCCCGGAGGTGTAGTAGAAGTCTGCCCCTGCTATAGCTTGGTTAAATATAACCTTCATTAGCTGCCTAAGCTTACGCTTGTACTAAGTGCTTAATAGCTGAACCTTGCAATACGTTACCGTCGACTCTACGATAGGCGATAAAGCCCGTAGAAAGTGCATCAGCGAAACGCTCGTTAAGACGTAGTAACTGTACGCCGCCAGCTTCGTGTACGTAGTACTGCTTAAGATCACCAAAGATAATAGACTTGTTACCAGTAGCAATACCGTCCATATCTTCGTTAATGTATACCGGCTTACCGAAAAGCATATCCGGCTCGCCTACGCTCATTCCCGGTACGTAAGCTGGGAAGTCGTTAGAAGATCCGAAACCTAATACGCGTACAGCTTTAGCTGTTGCGCTGTTCATCATAAACCCAGCACCAGGAGCGTTACGGTAAGAAGCATCTACTGAGTAGAATAAGTCCATTACTTCGCTCACTGTTACAGCTGTAGCAGAAGCAGCAGTCTTACCAGCAGTAGATCCAGTTACGATACCTTGAGGCTTGCTAGAAGCATCACCAGTAGTTAGGTGAGCGTTAATACCACGCTTCAAACGGTTAGCTAATTGGCCACCTACGAAGCTAGCCAAATCGAAAGCGTTATCGCTAATCAATTGGTTAGATACTTTTACGATTTTAGAAGAGTAAGTAAACGGCTCGAACTTCACGTTAGTAAAGGTCATATCCGATACGCTCTCTGCTGTGCCTTCTCCTAAGATAGCGGCGATTACGGCCGTGTCATCGTTGGCAGGTAAATTGAAGTGCTGACCGTTAGCCGTGCGGATAACTGTAGCTACTTGCTCGATGTCCGACTTGAATAACTCAGTAGCTGAAACGAAGTCGCTCCAGTTTTCCGGTACCAAGAAACCACCTAAACCGTCGTTAGTAGTAATCTGCGTATCAGTACCGCGAAGCTCTGCTAGTGCGCGAGCCTCTCCAGCGTTAATACCGTTCATACCCTTACGCAAGTAAGCGTTAAAAGCATCGCGAGCTTCTACTTTAGCATCAGGTGCTAAGTCGCGTAACTCTTCAGCTTTTGCAGCCATTTCTTTCTTCAATTCTTCCGCACGCTCGATACGAGCAGCAGCAGAGCGGAGCTCGTCTACTTCGTTAGAGATTGCGTCGAATTTTTCGTTTTCCTCGTTTGAAAGGTTACGGCTTTCTGCTTTTGCAGCCGCTACCATTCCCTGCATTTGCTCTACTAGAGCGCCGCGCTTTTCGCGCATTTGTTTAGCATTCATCTTTAGCTAGTTTAATTAAAGCGTTGTGTAAATTAAAATTTAATTCCTCGGTAGGTGTCTCTCTTGCTTCCTCCGCTTCGCCTTCGCCCTTGGGCTCGGCGCTGCGTAGTCCGCTAGAGGCTGACGCATACGCCGGAAAAACCACCGGCGATACATCAAATAGAGATCCTACCCTCTCTATATATCTTACGTGCTGGCCTTCTTCCATTCGCCAGCTGTCTTTTTCTACTGTAAAGCCAAAGCTCGACTGGCTTAAGTCGCCACGTCTAAAGAGCTCTAGCATATCGTTTCCGTAGCTTGTGTTAGGCATCTCAAAGCGGTAGTAAAGGCCTTTGTCGTCTTCCTTAAGCTCTAAGGTTCCCGAAGTTGTACGGGCTAGTAAATAGTTGCTATCGTGGTTATATAACGCTCTTACGTCGTTATCTAAAACCTCACTAAAAGCACCGGGTAAAATAATCTCGCGGAAGCCGCCTAAGTCCTCGCTCATTGAATTAAAGACGCTAGCGTAACCTTCTACCGTGCGGCCTTCTACAGCTGCTTTAAGCTCGCCGTCGTAAGCTCTCTGCTCTACTACTTCGTTAAGGCTGCGTACCTCTGCACCGTCTACCTTAGTTAAGGTGCTGAATAGGTGCGCTACTCTTAAAGGCGGCTTACGCTCTACAAAAGCGCTCTCTTCGCTATCGTATTCGTAAATAGAAATAAGCGCCGCTGGATCTTCGGCCGTGCCGTTTACCTTAAAGCCGCTGTCTGCTTCTATTTGGCCATCGGTAGTAATCTCTCTTACTACGCCTTGGCTTCTACCGCCGGAGCTGTCCCAGCTCACGAAGTCGCCTACTTTAAGCTC